GTCAAGTCCTTGTTCAGAAAATAGTCTATCCCGTGTTACGTCAATTTTTACCATCTTTAATTATCCTTCGAGTTTTTAAGGTACAGAACGCCCACTTGAAAATATTCAAGTAATTTAGTCTTGTTTGATTTATTCAGTTAGCTGCTTTAAGAATTAACCAGGTTGTTGATTATTTACTTTCACTGTGTAGCAGTTGTCTAAGCAGATTAAAAATTTTTGCATTTGATATATAGTGGTTTTGTATTAGTGAAAAGTATTTAGTATACCGCAATTTGGACAGTTTGTCAAGATTTTGTCAAATCAAACAGTAATGTCCCAAGACCAAGCGGTTGGCGCCACTGTAAACAAATACGTAGTCGGAACATAGACGTCCCAAGACCAAGCGGTCGGCGTTACTGTAAACAAAGTTATACCCGGAACATAGACATCCCAATTCTCATTATCCGGAGTAACAGTAAACTCATTCGACATTTGAATGAATATAGTCCAAGTTGGATCAGTTACAGTAACACTGAATTCATAGGTTGGTTTATCGGTTGGTTTATCGGTTGGTTTATCGGTTTCTTTATAGGAAACTACCAATGAAGCCTCAGTCTCTAATATTGTTGAGGCAAATTGTGCAAAATACCTAGCTGGTTTTAATACAGACATGGCTATCTGGGCAGCAAACGCAAAGTCGCTGCTGCGCCTCCATGTATGTTCTATAGGGTCCCCCATACCAAAAGAATAACTGGTATTGGTTATAGACCCATTGAATAATTTAACAAACAATTCCAATGGTGACCTTAATTTCCCCCCAGCGTCCACTGGCAAATAATTATAAATGTTGGGCCTGGCGAACAATGGATTTATTACAGTGTCAATAGTATTGTCTGCAGTTTGCACGCCATCACGTATATCATCCCACAGAATTGTATTGCCCGAAGTATAAGGCGCTGGTCCATATTTGCTTTCCCACCAAGTTGGGCGACTTGTATACCCTAACATTTCCCAAGGTCTGGTATCGGGTTCAACAGTGTCATACCAATATCGAAACACTGCAGACCACGATCCGTTAAGTCGAGAATTGTCTTGAGCCAGTTGATTGTAATAGTTCCATGTCCAAGCATCGCTGTTTTTAAAAAATTTAACTGATGCAAAATCAAGATTATTTTCTTCGCGCCATCGATAATAGTAAGGTGCTAAAATTTGATTAACTTGATCAATAGTATATCCATTTGATCTAAACGCTCCGGGGTATACTTCGTACCAGTTTAATTTGTTAATAGACGTGCGCTGTTTAATATTATTGTAAATTCTTAATTCCAGTTCCAATAACATGTCGTCACGAATATCACCAAACCCTACAGTACGACTACCATCATGCCCTACGATAACAATTTGTGGATCACGGAAGCTGCGATCAATTCTAATCTCTGGGGCAGTAGCCGGCCACAATCCCATTTTCGTCGGGGTTTCAGGAATATATGACCCATCAGTACTAGCATAGTCACGTATTTCTAAAATGCCTCCAGATTCTAGCGCAGTCAGTAAAGTTATACCCGCCTTGTTGGTGTCAAATATATAATCGCGCCCGCAAACTAATTGTTTCCACGGTGAATTTTTATAATAGACCAGAACTGATCTAGCCGACGGCACGGTGTTATTAAAGATTGATTCAATACCGTAATTTTTTTGTTGTGAATTAAAAATTTGATAAGTGATTGTTGATCGCTGTGTACCGTGAGCTAGCATGTCACTATAATAATATGGCATGTCGGGGGAATTATTTTGGGTTAGGTAATCCAAAATAGTATCAACTGATGCAGGAACATCATCAAAGTCCAATGTGCCCAGGGTAGATGCTGCGTCTAAAAATCTTTTCTTAAAAAAGCTATAGGTACTTCGAGCTTGTTCTAGACTAGTAATAAAATCAAATTCACTGTTGCACAAAAAAAACATTGCCGGTATTAGCGGAGCACTGTGTTGCACAATGGTACCAGCCAAAAGTGAAGACTTGGGTCGATCGCGTACCGACGGAATAATACTGCCTAAGGCATACCCATACTCTGCCCCAATATGATTGCGTATTTGACCAAGAGTTGCTGTTAAAATAATTTGATTATCAGAATTATTAATTAAATTTACTGGTAACTCGTAATAGGCTTGATTGGACACTTGGTTGCTACGAACAACAATGCTAACATAGTCCCCAACTGCCCAATTGTTGGGCGCTGTTATAATTTTAGTAGTTAGATTATAATTAAATTTGCTCTTAGTTAAAAACGCGCCATTGACATTAACTTCTATAGAATTTTTTCCATCTACGGGCTCAATGTCAATCATATATGACAGAGAGTCGTCCATTGTAAATTCAAAAATTTGTCGTTGAAATGATTTATTTGCTGTTAATTGCCAATTACCAGTTAGATTGCTAGACTTTTGAATCTGGCCCAACGCTGTTGATGTTGGAATGTCACGATATGTAAAAGTCCCAGTGGCAATATAGTCTTGAAATTGTATATCCCCAATATTGCCAATGTTTCGATAAGATAGAGGAAATCCCAGTGTTGAATCTTTAACCCCATCCCCAACCCGGTAAGAAAACAGTTTAGTCCCTGCAAATGTACTGCCAGGGTAATAATCTTCATCGGCATAACTTTTGCCATTTTGATCAAATAGATCAAAAAGAGGGGGCTGGTTTAGTCCAACTTTCTGTTGAGCTGAGCGCCAAATACCGTTTTTATATACAAAAGAAATTCCTCGGCTAGAGCCGTTCTTTACTATCAGATTAGAATTGTCTAACAAAACTTCTGAACCAACAGTCAAACTTACTCGCGGCTGTTTGGGATCACCAAACCAATCAATTTTCGCGGTATAAATTTTGTTTCTCACATTGGGGTCTAATGCTACAGTGAAAATTATTTTATACCCTTGTTCTATCTTTACTGAATCAACTAATCGAGGGATCAATGAATTTACTATGCCACCGTAGGCAGAATCACTTAATGGATCGGTCGTGACGTTATCCAGTAAATCCACAGTGGCATAATGATTGCTACCATAATTAAACAATGCGATATCAGGGTCAAATTCAAATATGGGCCTAACAGCTCGTGTGAATTGTGCAAAATCAATATTGATTTTTTGGTAGTCAGCGGCTGCTTGGATCACATCAATGTGCATCCATCTATTTCCGCGCGACCATGCATTTAAAGACTGATCAGCTCTATTGATAACAAAATAATCCGGGTTAAGAGGAAATCCAAGATTAACATCGTATTGACCTATGTCGTAACCGTAGATATCATAAGGAATAGCTAGATCAGGATAAAAGGGTTCAGGTGTTACTAATGAATCTTTTGCTACTAATCTAATTCCTGTTCCCACACGCTCTACATAGTAATCTTGATCTTGATAATCAACAGGATCAGTAAGAGTCCTAAATCTAATTATTAGCCCATTAGTAAAAACTACCCCGTTAGGACTGGTATAATTTAATTTCCCTAGAATATCAGCGATAGAAATCACAGTGTTAGATTCTATAGTAACCGATGGAACTCCACCCGGCACCCAATAGTATTGAGCATAGTTGACAAATTTGTCAGCATCAAAATGTGGGTAATAATTATAGTATTCCTGCTCAAACAATATGCTTTCGTTTTCTACTGTACTACCTAAATAACGCAGTCTATCTAACAATTCGTCATAGCTAACAGTTAATTTGGCTTTGTCTGTTACCTTGTCATAAACAATCAGCGTCGGGTCAAGTTGTCGTTGCTGTCGAGTTGGGGTAGGCTCTTGAATATATCCGTCCCCAACTCGATAGGATCTAGTTAAATGCTGCCCTACATACCCGTTAACTCGGCGTAGTTCAGGATCAGATATTAATGGCTCAACAATACTATTGAGAAATTTAGTATTTGAACTGGTTCTAAACTTATTTGGAAGTAAGTTTGTAGTTTTATTTTGAGCCATAATTAAACGTTAGATACAAAAGAATTCAATTGCACCTGAGTGATTGACGAAATAATAATCACATCGTCTACTCGAGCGGTACTGATTAAAATTTCATCAGGTTCAGCATTGATTTGCTGCAATGCTCCGTAGTAGCTAGATTCTTGAACTGGAACAATAACCACACTGCTAACTAAGTTTGCTAACCGCTGATGCAGGTATGCAACCATTTCAGTAAAATAAAATGATTCCCCAAAATCCCAATTTTCAATAGCAAAATATGTATTCACGGCTGAAATAAGTCCGGACTTTATTTCAGCATCACTAGCTAAACTGCCACTGGCCTTAACTACTTTAAATACTGCCTGCAGTGATAGATCAGCTTCTAGTCCAAAAATGGGTTTGTATTTGGCTGGATTATAAATTATGCTGTCACTGATCATTTTGTAATTTTCTAAATCTGAATAACTGGCTTCTAACTCTTCAGGTGTTGGAAGTGCAGGTTTAATCACTGAACCAGTGTTGTCTTGCGCCCATAATCGATATTCAGTGTCGTACTGTTTAGTTAAAATATAAAGGTCAATAATATTAATTGGACTAGGGTCAATTCTTCGATTTTGTGAGCTGTTGTGTTTGTATTGGAAAAATAATTGTTGCCGCCCTTCTCGAACCAAATGCTCAGCAGTAACATCGCGTAGTTCAACGCTGGTTTCAGTTTTATATGATTGATATAATAAGCCCGAATCATGAGCATAGTACTTTTGCCCTAGAAGATATTGTTTTTTTACATTTTCAATACTGGTTTTATTATCAAAAATCAAGACGCTGCCTTTGGCAATAGGTAACCATCTGACATAGCTATATTGATCAGTGCTTTTCTCATAAAATACCAAAGACGTTTTAATGTATCCACGAGCTGGGCTTTTTCGACTTACTAGCCCGTTAACAGTTGTAGTTGATTTTGAATACACAATAGTCTCAAAAAAATCTGGATCCTCAGCAATACCGTCACTGTCACTGTCAGGAAAAGTAACTTCTATCCTCCTAGAATCAATATATCCGTCAACTTCTACCACTGGAGCATATACAAAACAAATTTGGTCCTGTGGGAATCCCAAAGTATTGTCAGGCTGTGAATTGGCTCTTAGTATTTTAATTTGGTCAGAGACTACTAGCCCGGTCTTGGAATCAAAAATTCTCAGGTCTGGATCAAAATAGAAACGAGTTTGAATTGGGCTTTCTATTAGATATTTTAAAGACCTGTAGGAGACCGTGTATACACCAGAAGCATAGTTGAATCTAATCAACCAAGGATTGTTTATTTGATTAAATGGCGCGTCAATTGGCAGTGCAGACGCATCTATCTTCCAGCTGATACTTCTTGAATCATAAAATATACCAAAGTTTTTATTAGCTAATATATTGGCTACAACAATGCTAGTGAAATCACCGCTAAAACTACTTTGCCAATTGGGAATATACTCAACAATTTCAGCCCCTGAAGGAATTTTTTCATTTAATGACACTGGGCCAGTGCCGTCAAGGAAATTTCCCAATCCGTCATTAGTACCATCGTCAACCACTGTTACTACAGTAGCATAAAGATAAAGTCGTTCGCCAGTGGTGAAATTTGGTGCTCCTGGCATCAAATTATTATCTGAGTCAAAATGTGTTCCTGCCGGAGCACCAAATTTCACCAACGTGCCCTTTACAATATTATTGGAATAATCAGGGCCAATTGGATCCGGCTGATCTCGATTGAACTGTCTAAAAAATCCAGTAGCTTGATTAGTACCAACAGTACTCAACTGCCATACCAATGGTGAAGATAATCTCTGATAGTAAGCGTAATAAAAATGCAGCATGGCTCGACTACGTAGCACTGAATTTAGCCGAGTTCCTATCATATTTAAAATGTCAAGACTAGTTGCATAGTCAAATGTAAAAGATTGCACAGTATTTTCTGCGTATATAATTGCATCATCACCAAACACATTGGTAGTTGACTGTTTTCCAGTAACGTCAATTACATCAAGATATCTGCTGATGCCACTGCTGGTTCTGTTAACTGCTTTGGATTTAACAATGTTAGCAAATTTGGTATAGGGCAGTAAGTTGTAATCTTCACCATTGACCATACGGTTTTGTGTGTAATACTGCTGAGGGGCGCGTTGTCGTATTTCCTCGATGGTTTCACTGGCGCTGGCATTGGTTACCGCTGTAGTCAAACTCACAGCCAAAGACAATGTTTCAATTTTGTTATTTCGGCTAAGATAATCAATAACAATTGGCACTCGAACCATGTCTGTGGGAAGAATCTTAAAACCTACCCCAATCGAAGTTCTATAATAAAGTCTAAAAGTGCCCACAGGTATCTGTGAAAAATTGCCGTCTCCAAAGTTTAAGTCAATTTGATCGTTGGCTCTACTAGTAATTTGATAGAGCTTTTTCAATGCGTTAGCGCCGGAATTATAAACTACGTTGGAAACAGCTAGAGTTGGAACGCTTTTCCACAATGTGGTACTAGCACCTGCAGAATTAACATCAAACAACCATACGTCAGTATCGTTGATATTACTGGTATTGATTGAAAAAATTCTATTGCTAACACTTTCCGCAATGGTAAAGTCCTGGTTTTCCAATTTTCCTTGCACAAATTTTACAAAGAAGCCGGTGTGTGGTGACTGCGCTCCTCTCCCGTCATTTTTATATAAGAGGTCAAAAACACCGCGAATTGACGGATTAGATTCGCGTAATACGTCGTCTTGAATAGTGGTTCCCACTGCTTCAAAGATGGTGTCAATCCCTTGAACTGTAGCACCAAATTGATACACTGGCACTGTACCATTGGGCAGAGTCAACTGATATTGCTGATATCGTGTTGCACCCATTGTGGTCTGTGCCGCTGGTTTGCCAACTCGCTGAGTTGATGCCATTGCAGCATTAAATACAGCATTAAACTGCTCTTGCCAGTTGTCGTTGTTGGGGTCATTCCAATTTATAATTTGATTAGACAGTATATTACCAGCAGTGTCATTAACGTTTTCAGTAGTAGATACTGCTTCTACTTTTAAATAACCTGTAGCCGCGGTATTGCGTTTGGGACTGTAACTGATTAACCGAGCCAGTTTTAAGATGCTGTCGCGTCGTTCAGCTGTGTCAATGAAATTTTCTCTAGCGTTTAAGTCAACTCTAAATGCAATACTTTGCCCAAGGAACGCAATCAAATCAATTAGTGCAATATATTCACTGCTTTCAATAAAATCATTGAAGTCCTCATACAAGTACAGCTTCAAGTAGTCGATCATGCTCTTACGCAGTGTTTCAAAGTCATAACTTTGAAAGTCAGCTTGCCTAAAAGTTTGATAAACTTTTTTCCAATCTTCGGCTACTAGTAGTGTTTGCTGGCGCAGTGAACTGGGCATAGTTAATCCAAGGTAAGTATCAAATATTTATAGATTATCATAAACCGTGTATTTAACCTTACCCGGCCACATAGATTTGATCGCTGTTTTGATCAAAAAACACACTGAGGCTAGTGGCCAAAGGACTGTTTACATATTGTAGTTCTAGATCTATTTGCAGTCCTTGATCATATTCGTCTACATTTATGCTGACAAGATTTAGCCTGGGCTCACTGTCAATGATTTGCCCGATATTTTCAATTATTTCGGCCCTAACATCATCGGTAAAATTTTCAAACAACACATCCCAAACTACGCATCCAAATTCGGGATTCATGAGTTTTTCGCCAATTCTTATATTGAAATGATTTAGTAGATCTTCAAGTGCTAGATCAAAGTCTGTGGCTTTGAAATTTTTAAATTTGGGATTAGTAGAAAATCCTATGTAAGTAGCCATAGTTGAATCCTATTATGCCTTGCCAGCTGTTGATTTTTGTGCCAGAGTCTGTTTGTACACCATATTATCAGCTACGTTGGCTGCATGCCGTCCCAGCTCGTAATAGGATTTACCCCAAGTTCCGTTAGCGTCGTTGCTGTCAATTCCAGTCTTGAATAATTTAGTTGCGCCTCCAGCCCCAATCAAATGCGCTGTAGTCAATTTGCCCATAACTTCCTCAGGCGTATCACTAGATCGTATTGCACCTGTAGTAACCAAAGTTGTATACTGCTTTTTAGTAAAACTATGCATAGCATCCTCCTGTGCTGCTGCATTGTTTAAAAAGTCAGTCTTGGAATTAACGCCGTTTTTGCCAGTCCAACAAGAGTCGCTGCGAACTGCGTAAGTTGGGTTATCTTTATATTCGGTGTTCAAGCACTTTTGACTAATATACCCGGCATCGACCAAAGCACCAGCCCCTAATTGATATTTGCCCAAAAAGTTGCCTGTGTATTGTCCATCCTGGGTCCGCCCGCCAGCAACTTGGTAACGCAACCCGCTTTCACGCAAGGCCAGTTGAGCAAATAGTGCTTTGGTTTGCAGCTCAGTCAAATTGCCAATTGGCGGATTTGGTGGATCAGGCTGTGCGTTGATTTGTTCCTCAGTAATTCGAGAACCTTTTGGAGTTGCTTGTAATGCAGTACCGTCTGACGTAAATGCATTATTATTTCGACCGGCTGCAGCCCCGCCCAAATTAGCAAAGTTGGCACTAGCAACTGCTGCGCGATTAACGCTAGTATTAGGCGAGATATTGGAGTTGTCACCAATCGCGTTTAATCGCTGTGCAGCCCGTTGATCAATTTGGTCAGGCGGGCGAGTCCAAGGCTCGTGAGTGGGTAACACACCTACTGACGATTTAGTAGCATTACCACCACCGCTTTTCCAAACTGATCCAGACTTTTCAGATTCAGGGAATTCGTTAGTAGGAACGGGGACACCTTCCCCGGGCTTGCTTCCGCCCGAAGGCGAAATATCCACTGAACCACTGATAGTTAAGTCTCCACCTGAAGTGACCGCTACCGTTTCGCCATGTACAGCAGTAGTTCCGTCACTTACCAATAATAATGCGGACTTACCATCAGCTACCAGCGCCGACTCGGACTTTAAGGAAATAACATTACCTTCAGCAATTAGCGCCCCTACAGCTTTCATGGATATATTTCCGCCAGCGTGAAATCTTATGCTTTCGTCAGCATGAAAATTCATTGATCCTTTGGCTCGCATACTAACATCGCCACCCGAATACACATTAATACTGCCATCGGGTGTCATTTCCACCCATGCGGTTCCAGCAGCATTTATTATGTAAATTAGGCCCTCAGAGTCATTCATTAGTATCTGATGCCCAGTAGCCGAACGTAGTCTCACCAATTGATTGTTACCGGTGAGGTCTCCGTCGTCCATAACTAGAGTATGCCCACCTTTTCTGGCCTTGGGCATGAACAATTCTTTAGCCAATTGTGCACTAGTACCATCAGCAGCATTAGCTACCTTTTTAGCAAAACCTGGATCCGGTTGAATTTGATCTTTACTAAATGCCGGATCAGGATCAGGTCGCCCTGGAGTACTAAATCCAAATACTCTAGAAGGTGATTCACGCTGTGAACTGGACGTTATAATCCCACGAGCGGGGTCACCAGCAATGCCCTGATTTCGCACTATGTCAAACTGGGCAGTGTGTACCGGACGGGTACTGTATAAAAAATTAGGGTCGTTGTTTATTACGGCTTCGGCGACCGGCAATTGCGGAAAATCGGCTTTGGTAGCTGATCCAACTTCTTGGTAACTGCCCGACCCAGCAATCCCCGGCACCATTTGATGCCCACGCGGTGTTGGCACACAGGCAAACCAATAGCCCGAATCTGGTTGGCCCACAGCAAAAGTTACTAAAACAGTGACCCCAAGATCAGGTGGCACAAACCACATACCGTAAGATTGCAGTGTTTGTCCGTAAAATGGATTTTTATTGGTTTTTTGTTGATCGTAATATGGATTTACTTCGCCAAAAAACGGACTGGCATAGTTGACAGTAATCCAGCTTTTGTCATCATCGGGATTACCGCCAAACTCAGGAATATAAACCCGCAATCGTCCGTGAAACAGCTGATCTGCATTGTCTTTGACTTCAGCAAGATACGGCCCTGAATCGATACGCATCCCAGGCGCTCGATCGCGATCAAAACTCGCTGGGGTTTTTGTTCCTGCTATTCTATTTGTAGCCATTATTATGTCTCTTCATCAAGTAAATCATTATTAGGGCCCTACCCCGCCTGTTACACTGCGTGTCAAGGAATTTCTTGTCATTTCCGTCTCTAGGGGTGGCTTTTTATATTCCTTATCATCAAGTCTATACAGGTCAAGTGTCTGTTTGAACAGGCCGCGGTCAAATTTTGATTCCACTTTAACTACGCCATACAGCCCTGTAAACACGGTTGGGTGCGACTTAGCAGTCAATAGTCCTTGTTCACGCCCCCAGTCATTGGGATAGTCAAAATTGAATTTTACTATGACACGCCCGTGATTGGTGATCAAACTGTCATTGATTTTATTAGAACTGCGGGGCGGAATGTCGCCAAAAATTCCATCTTGCTTGATAAATTCAGGGTCGCCTAAAATTTCCAACCGCATGGTCACCATATCGCCCCGACTACGACTCATTAAACTTTCGGCCAAATCATCAACCGCAATGGCCTTTTTACTTACGCCGGATTGACTTGAATTTCTCAAATCAGCTTGTTGTTTTGAAGGATATGTTATAACTGGAAAAGGCAGGCCAGTTTTTGCAAGCATTCTGCTACGCTCAGCAGCACGACGTGCTTGTTCGTCACTGTTTGTATCATTTCCACCCACTGGTGGTCTAACTCGACCTTGCAGATCAGCTGAATTACGAACTGATACCGAAGTATAAAAAGCTGTATCAAAATTAATGTCTACACTTAAAATGTCAGTATTTTCACCAGTGTACCAATAATTGTACTCTTTTACATAATCTTTGGCTTTGCCTTGCGGGGCATCTGGGTATCGAGGATTTGGACTATCATATATGCTGACAATATAAGTTATTTTTTTAGCATAGGTGTTTCTAATTTTATCAAACTTCCCTATTTCCACCCTAGGAGTTATCCAAAACCATTTTAAAATTTTCTCTTCTTTTGCGGCAGGTCGTGAGTTGTCCCTAGACGAATCTTTTGCAGCAGCATTCTTAGCATCAGTATTGTTGGTGCTGGTTTGGGGAGGTGGCCCATCATCTGGAAGTTGATCTAGAATAAAACTACAATGCCGAACTGCATAAGCTAAAATTTGAGTAATGGCGGATCCAGCAAATATCCTAGTAAGACCAACCCCTGTACTAGATATCGAAATGCCTGCCCGACGAGCATTCAACAACGCCTGAGATGGTGCATCTTGTGAGTTCTTAGTACTGTTATTGGTGGGAAGATCTTGCGCTGGGTTCAACGGAGGTAATACAACTTTGGATAGCCCAATCTCAGGTTCAAACATAAAATCATATTCGTCAGCGACCTCAATCATGCCATTTTTAACCAAATAATCTTGCCATTCGTTTAGCATATTACCTAGACTTGACGCTAAAATTGGTTTGTTTACTTGCGCTCGGGCATCTGCCTGTGCCTTCTCAGCAGCAGTACGAACCATTGGACTATCAGTCTCTTCTATCGTCTTTCTTGCTGCTTCTATTGCAGCGCCAAACTTCGACACTTCTGTTTCGAGACCAGTGCCGATAACCCCAGTTGACTTAAACAGCGCCTCAACCGTTTCTGCTTTAATTTCGCAGTTTACTGGCACGGTGCCAGCAGTCTGTGTCAACGCATTTTGATTAAAAGGCTGAGCACGAATCGCATACCGTGTACCGTCAAGACTGGGTTTAATTTTCATTTCGGTCAAATACACCGGGATAGTTTTTTGTGCAATGTTGACCGATTTTGAGTTGCCCTTTTCATCATAGCCCAAAAAACTAATTTCAAGCAGATACGGCATGGTCAAATAGTTGTCCTCGCCCAGCCCTGTAAGATCTTTTGTAATCGCAAGCAATCGATCAATCAGCGTACATCCATTGGGCTCAAATATAGTAAAGTTTATATCATACGCATTTGTTTCTCTATTGCTGGATGTAGGCGAAATAATAGTAGACACATCCAAATCTTCAAAATAAAAGTCTAGATCAAATACTTTGGTTTTGTTTTTTTCACTGCCTCCCGAACTTAT